TGTTAACGAATATTTTAATGGGGAACTTACGAGTCCAGATCAGCGTAATTGGATTAGAGAAAATATAGAAAAGTATCTAGTTGCTAACATTGATAAGATTGTCGGACTAAGAGGCGATCTTACAGGTTACTGGTCAGCAATCACAAATGCGGATTTTATAAACGATAGCTACCCTCATGTAAACCCTGGTACAGCATATCCTAAGAGTGGGTATATATCAGCGGTATCACCGTTTAACAATAGCGCATCATATAGAATTGGTGAAATCACAGACGCAGAGACAGTTAGTTTTATTCCCGATATTATTGGTGACTTCTTAGATGTTCAACTAGATAGTTCAAACTATGGTATGTCTGGAGATTTATTTGAAACTTTAGATACTACATTAGCAGATGCGTTTAAGCCTATTACATATAACATTGGTACTATCAAAAGTTTGATCGTTACGGATAATGGTCAAGGTTATCAATCAGATGTGAAAAGTTTAATTACACAAACCGAAGTTGCTAAGTATGACAAGCGTGATGTCTCTGTCATATTTGAGGATCCTCGCTTTAGTGGGTCTCAAGCAGGTGATATATTTGAGCAAACAATTCAAGTTGAACAAACTCAAAGTGGTATACTAGAAGATTATACAGTACGAGCAAGATTTCTCAGAAGAGAGGGTGACATCTTCTACTTTAGACCAATTACCTTTTATCAGTTTGACAAGAACTTTCCTATTAGGTACAGAGGTGAAAGTTATAACGTACTGAGTGTAGCACGTGATGACTTATCATTACCCATTGGGCGTAATGCTATTATTGACGGTTCGGCAGAGTTTGCACGTGGTCAAATCAAATCTCTTAATATCTTAACTACAGGCTTTAGATATGAAGACAGTGAGTTAGTAGATATCATTGGTGATGAGCCACTATTAAAGACAACGGATTCGAATGGCGCAGTTGTAACTATTGCTAATCCTAACTATGGTAGAACTGTAGCGACTTCATATTTAAAAGTTTTGGGTACAGGTACAACTGAAGCTGGTTGGTTGACAACTACATCATTCTTAAATGATCCAACTAAAGTAATACATGATAACGATTACTACCAAGAGTATTCATTCGACATTCGATCTATACTCGCACCCGAAAAATACACAGAGATTGTTACTGATGTTGTTCAACCAGCAGGTACAAAACAGTTCGGTTCGTCTCTCATAAATACAACTAACTACGTAAACGTTGATCTAGATGCGTCTATGGAAATATATGACTTAAGCGTTCAACCGCTTGCACAAGAGGTCGCTAATACAAATGTTAGCACACTTGGAGCTGAAGTAAGTAACTCTATTGTTGGAGACTTAGTGGCTGTTATACAATCCCTAGATGAAGATTTATCAGATCAAATAACTACAGATATTAACGACTAGTAAGGCACCAGAATGGCAAAAGTTGTAACAGAAAACTTTAAAGTAGAAACGACAAACGAACTCTATGGCTCATTTTTAAATGAAAATGAGAATGCAGTCGAGTCTTTCCAAGAAAGTTTGGAAGCCTACACTGCAATTAACAATACTGGCTTTAAGTATTATTCTTATGCTGTTGGATCACCCGCTGTGACAACATTTGCTACGACCGCAAACATTCATAATGATGTTGTAGTTGTTGTTAACTCTATCTTATTAAGTTCAACTAGTAATCCAGCGGATTACACATTTGATCAAAATACGGGTACTGTTGTTCTCGCTACTGGTGCGAATACTACTACTGTTAAAATTTGGGGTTTGAATTCTGCACTATCAGAGTCTACAAGAGACGATATCACTAGTCTTGTTAGATCAGAGATCAATGAATTCTTACCAGAAAATAACTATTACGTTATGGGTTCTAGTATCGATAAGCCAAATGATATTCTAAATTCTCAGTTTGAAAAAAGAGAGTTTCTACGCCGTGTTATTTTTGCAAAGAAAATCGATGTTTCAAATATTAAGTATATGTTTAATAGAATACCTTGGAGTAATGAACAAGATACTGTCTATGATGCGTTCGATGATATTAGAGATATTGAAACGCTTAATATGTTTGTAACAGTTCCTGACGGTGAACAGAACGAAGGTCCATATAAAGTATTCAAGTGTATATCAAATAATAATGGTGCGGTGTCTATATCTAAACCTTCTGTTAACAGTATTGATCCTAATATCGTTGCAACATCGGCTGATGGTTATGTTTGGAAATATATGTTTAACATACCTGTTTCTGAATATGCAGAATACTCAACACAGTCCTCTCTTCCGTATGTAGAAGATGTTAGAGTTACAGACGCTACTAAAGAAGATATTTCAAATATAGTTATTCAAAATACTGTAACTGGACTGTTCTCTGGTTATCTACCTGGTAGTTTGAGTTTGGCAAGTACACAACCTGCACCAGGTAATAACAGATACACGTTAGAGTTTCATACAAATGAGACTTCTCCACGATCAGGAAATGGTGCCTATGTAGGAATGTATATTCGCTTTGACTCAGATGGGGCAGTGTATGACATATTAGATAGTTTTACTCCTAATGCACTATCAACAAATAAGATAGTATTCATTACTATTGAGAGTGCTACCGCTTTAAATTATGAAAATCAATCAAATGCACATATTGTACCTAAGATTGCTATCACACCTGCTAATGATGTAGCGGCTGGAACCAATGCTGTAGCATGGGGCTTACTAGACGCAAACGGAACACTAGAAGGTATCAACTTCAATGAAAGAGGTAATGGTTACAAGTACGCTACAGCTAATGTATCTCTACCGCTACCATTACAACAGACTTATCCAGACCCCAGTTTAGCGGCTTCTTTACGTGTTATTATATCACCAACAGGTGGTCACGGTAAAGATCCTATTTCAGAATTGTTTATGAGTCGATTAGCATTCATCACAAACTTCTTTAGTGATAGTGGTTCAGTAATTCCAGACAGTGGTACATATACTAAAGTTGGTTTAGTTAAAGATCCAACATTTTCTGATGCTACGTTCCCGACCACAATGGATAACAGACTTAAAATTAAGATTACAGGTTCAACTGCGCCTAATGTTACTGTTGGGCAGTACTTAGTTGAGCAACAAGCAACACAGATGATACATGCTAGAGTGCATGAAGTAAAGCAAGAGAGTGGTGATTGGTATATCTATTGTGTAGATTATACTGGTGATTTTAACTCTACGTTTACTTTAGGTGCAACTTTAAGCGCAAAAGATACATTAGTTGGATCAACCACTGAAACTGTGACTATAAATAGTTCTAGTGGTTCAATCACTTATGGTACTTACGTCCCCTTTAGTGGTGATCTACTACACTTTGTAGACTTCGCCGCTATTAGTAGAGACGCAGACAGAAAAGAAAAAATTAAATTCGTATTTGACTTCTAGGAAAGACTTATAAATGGGCATTAATACAGACTTAAACATTGATCCGTATTTCGATGATTTTGATCAGACAAAACAATTTAGTCGTGTTTTGTTCCGTCCTGCACGTGCAGTTCAAGCACGTGAATTGACGCAACTACAAACTATCTTACAAAATCAAGTAGAACGTTTCGGTTCAAATGTTTACAAAGAAGGCACCGTTGTAAGTGGTGTTAATATTTCAAACAGACCTGATATCTTCTATGTGAAAATCACAGATTCTGGTATTACGGATCCTAGTGTATACACGCAAACATATACAGACGATGGTGTAGCTAGAAACTTTCAACTAGAAGGCGAAGGCTCTGGTCTAATTGCTGATATTATTATAGGCGAAAATGGTTTTGAGACACGTGCCCCAAATCTCAAGACTTTTTATATCGTTTATAAGAATACCACTACTTCAGGCACTACAGAGATTAAGAGATTTAACCAAGGTGAAACTCTAAAGCTAATCGATCCAGATGGTAATCTAGTTCCCAATGCTTCTGTAACTGTTGCTACAGTTTCGAATCACGCTGGCAATTCATATGGTATGCAAATCGATGAAGGTATTATCTTTCAAAAAGGTCACTTCATATTCGTAGAAGAACAGTTTGTAATTATTTCTAAGTACGATGCCATTCCAGATGACGTTTCTGTAGGCTTTGTTGTCGAAGAAAGCATCATAGAATATGGTGCGGACTTAAGCTTGCTTGACAATGCACAAGGCTTTAACAATGTTAATGCTCCTGGTGCAGACAGATTAAAACTACGCCCAGTTCTTACTGCTATTGCTTCTGGATCAGAACCAGAAGAATTCTTTGCTATTGCTAGATTCGAAGCAGGTGATCAGATTGCACTAAGAGATGTTACTGCGTTCAACGTTGTTGCAGAAGCAATGGCACGTAGAACATATGAAGAAAGCGGTAACTATACTATTCGTGGTCTGAATGTCACATTACAAATTCCAACACCTTCAATAGATGCTGATGAAAATCCACTTGCATATGCTGTGATTAGCCCAGGTAAGGCTTATGCGTTTGGGCATGAAGTCGTTAACATGGCTCCTAAGAGACTACGCATTCCATTCGAAAGTGAAACGGCTACTAAGTTACAACAAGCTATCACATCATCTTATGGTCAATACTTTGTTGTTGACACTGATCAAAATGATATTGTCAATTCATTTGAATTGGGCGCACAAGCTGATCTATTCGCTACGAATGGCACTACTAAAATAGGTACATGTTTTGTTAGAAGCGTATCGCCTGGTAGAATTTACGTATTTGGTATAGAGAAGCTTGCTGGACAAGAAACTTCTACTATATTCAAAATCGCAAACACACCAATTAAGCAAGTAGGTGGCGTACCTATTCCTGTTAGAGGCACACGTAATAGTGCGTTAATCTTTAATGGTGGTAACCCAACTACGAAATCAATTCAAAACGTTTTGTTCACTAAGAGAATGAAGCAAGTTATCACTTCAACTAATATTAATACATCAACTAACGTTGTAGTTATTCCTAATACTTCTCAGTACACACCAAAGACAACAAACCTAATTCTTGTAACATCAACCAATCGTGCAGTAGCTATTACAGATACTAGCACTACTAATGGTGATATTTCAATAACATACAATAACGCAAATGGTGCGCCAGCATTTGTTTATTTTGATGCAATCTTTGCCGGAACAAATGCAGATACTATTCAGCAAATGACAGTGTATGTTAAAACTACTGTATCAAATGGCTTTGCTAACTTAGGTCTTCCTAACGTTGTTAAAATTGAGCAAGTTATAAATCAAGCCAGTGATGGCACAGGCACAGAAGATGTGACTGGTAGATTTGTATTAAACAATGGGCAGAAAGACGGATTCTATGATAAGTCTAGTATGTCACTTAAGCCAGCGGCAACTGCAATTCAAGCTAGTGACATTCTACTAGTTAAAATGATTGTATTCCGAAGAATATCAAACGTAGTCAATGGCTATCTTGATGCAAGCAGTTATGCAAACGTAGATGGCAATCTGATTAGAAACTATTCGTCTAATGAAGGTAGAGCATATAATCCACTAGCATCTATCGACTTTAGACCATACGCTGGTTTTCAAGGCTCATACGCTATCTCACCACAGGGTGCAGAAAACATTGGTAACAGAACAGCATTGAACTTCAGTGATTTTATTCCGATCTCTGATGGCGGCACAATCATTGCAGACTTCGAATACTATCTACCTAGATTTGATGCGGTTGCAATATCTGATTTAGGTGAGTTCGAAATCGTTAAGGGTAACGGATCTGAAAATCCACAGCTACCTAATTTAACAGATGTGTTTACTCTGGGTGAAATATATATTCCAGGAGTACCGACTGCAATTAGTGGCGATAATGCAATGAGGCTTAAGTCTCACTCAACTCACAATTATACAATGCGTGATATTGAGCAAATTGATAAAAAAGTCGATAGACTCACAGAAGCAGTTACAATATCATTGCTAGAAGCTGAAGCAGAAAGTTTAACGATCACGGGTGCAGACGGTTTAAATAGATTTAAGAATGGTATTCTTGTAGATAACTTCAACTCTTTACTAATCGCAGATATGATCGATACAGACTTCAGAGCAAGTATTGATCAAAGCTATCGTATTGCTACACCTTCGATACAGCAATTCCCTATTGATTTAGAAGTAAGTAATATGTCTGGTGTTACCAACTATTCTGATATTTCAATTCTTTCTGATGATGGTAACAAAGTAAAACTAATCGATCAAAAGTTTGCTACAGATTATCGTAATGCAGTATCAAACTTTTACAACTATAAAGGTAAGATGCAACTCTATCCAGAATTCGATTCTGGTTATGATGTCATTAATAACCCAGCTGTAAATATTGACATTGATATCGCAACGCCAATTCTAGATTTAGTAGATAACTTACAAGAGTTTGTACCTTTAACTCGTACAAATTCCTCTACAACTCCTCCTACCACGACTACTACTAATGGAAATGGTGGACAGACTATTACGACAACATCAACTACTACGACTGTAACTAATGCTCTTGTAAGCGATGTTACAGAAACAACTTCATCAGTAGGCGAGTTCGTAACAGATATTAACTTTAGACCTTACTTGCAAAGACGCTTAGTGAGGATTTATGTAACTGGTCTAAGGGCTAATACGATTCATCATTTGTTCTTTGATGAAGAAAACGTGGATAGTAGTGTACGACCTGGTGCTTTGATTGAGGATTCTTCAGTTAATTCTGTAACAGCAAGACAGGTATATCCAGTAGGCGCATATACCGATGACATCAGAACAGACGCATCTGGCACATTAGCCGCAGTTTTTCTAATACCAGAAAGCACATATTATGTTGGCGAACATGAAATTAGAGTTGCAGACGTAGACCAATACTCAAGCATATCTTCTGGCGGTACGTCACGCTCAAAAGGTGCATATAGAGGCTACAACTTTGATGTAGGTAAAACTGAGTTAACAACAACAACTAGAACACCATCATTTGATGTTGACGAAAATGTTACTACAACTCATAATACAACATCACGTTTTGTACCTAATCCGCCTCCGCCACCTGAGGGCGATGGTGGCGTTAACCCATCATGTTTCGTAGCAGGCACAATTGTTTCTCTAGCAGATGGTGCGAAGAAGAAGATTGAAGAAGTTGAAATCGGTGAAAAGCTTATCGGTCAAGACGGCTCAATCAACACTGTACTTGAATTTGATCACCCACCACTAAATGGTCGTGATCTTGTAGGCATCAATGAAAGCGGTCCTTTCTGTACACCAGAGCATCCAGTCTTTACTAAAGATGGTTGGAAAGCCCCACGTATGAATGACACACTAGTTGCTTATCCACACCTTGAGTCAATCATGGTTGGAGACTTAGCAGTCGGTGATGAAATCCTTACAGAGCAAGGTGATTACATAACAGTTGAAACTATTGAATGGCATACAGATGAGAAAGAGCAACAAGTCTTTAACTTTATCTTAGATGGTAACAATACATATTTCGCTGATGGATTACTAGTCCATAACCGTGATCCGCTCTCACAGACGTTCTTTGTGAAGCGTGGCATGGCTAGAGGAGCATCAACAGTCTTTATACGAGATGTCGATCTATTCTTCAAAGCAAGAGCCGATGGTCAAAGTAGCATGGCAGATGTCACAGTAAACGGTGTCACTATTGAAATGCGTGAAGTTATTAACGGGTATCCAGCAGAAGCGGTTCTACCATTTGGTAAGAAGCATCTGAAGCCAAGTGAAGTTAATCTATCAGACGATGCTTCAGTTGCGACTAACGTTGTATTCGCTAACCCTTTAAGATTAAACGTTGAAAAAGAATATGCAATTGTTGTAGCACCTGATGCATTAGATCCGAACTACTTAGTCTTTACATCTAAAGTAGGCGGAACAGACTTGCAAACTGGTTTATCTGTAACACACGATTGGGGTGACGGAGTACTCTTCACTTCAACAAACAACAAAGCGTGGAAGTCTTATCAAGATGAAGATGTTAAGTTCAAGCTAAACAGACTTGAGTTCAGTGGATCATCTGGATCAGTAGACTTTGTTCCTAAGAAAATGGAATTCTTATCACTATCTGGATTAGCTAACGGATTCTCTATTGACGAATTAGTTTATACTACGAAGAGTAATGTTACATATCCTGTAACTTGGACCCCGTTTAACTTGTTAGCTGGTGCTGTAGCATCGCCGACAGGGTACACTGATGATATCCAAACAGCACAAACTATTACGATACCGCAAACTACAGTTAACTTCTCTCAGGGAGATTATGTTCTGATCACTCAGGGCACTCATAAGCACTTGGCAAAAGTTCTTAACTTAACAGCGACATCTTCTAGTACTGTGATTGTTCTTGATATACCTCCATCAGCATTCTTAGATCCCACTTCAACTGCATTGGCTTCTATCCAATTAGCTGTTGGTGGTAAGGTTTCACACTGGGATAGACGTAATCCAAACACTTTACACCTAAAAGAATCATCTGCTTCAGAGACTAAGTTCTTCCAAGCGACTGATGTTATTTACGGTACAGAAGGTACTGGTAGCGCAACTGTTGCAAGCGTAGACGATATTCCAATGTCTTACTTCCAACCAGTGATCTATCAGAGTAATACTTCTAAAACATTCACATCGTTTAAACTTAAAAATGATGATAGCGAGGGTACGTATCGTGCTATACCAAGTAATGATGCAACGTACTTAACAAACGGTGTAAGAAAGATTAACTCTACTTCTAACATAGTAGATCCTACAAACAATCTAGTTACTGAACAAGAGTTTGTTGTAAAAGTTGGTCTTGGAAATAGTGGATACACAACAGCATCTCCTATTATTGATGATGATCTTTCTATAGTAAATGCTTATCAATATAAGATTGCTGATGTCGGTGCTAACTCATCTTCTTACGTATCTAAAAAGGTATTACTAGAAGAAGGTATTGACGCCGCTGGACTGAAAGTTATTCTATCTGCTTACAGACCACCAGGAACTATGATTGATGTTCAAGGTAAGTTTACATATCCTCAAGATATGGATTCTGACAGCGGATGGATATCATTAGAGCAAGACGCTAATAGTTTAAACCTATACTCAAATGCGTCCACCATTAAAGACTACCGTGAGTTCGAATATGATTTAGACGAAGATACGTACACTACTGACTATTCTTCTTTCCAAATTAGAATTATTATGAGACACGCAACAGGTGATGAGATTACTGCACAAGGACTATCTATTACTCCAGATGTACACATCTTTGCTCACGTAAACGACTATAGAGCGATTGCACTAACATGACACAGACATATGTAAGAAAAGATAAAGGTATCGTAAACGCTGATCTAAAAGCTTATCAGGCAGCCAAAAAAAGGCGGGAGCGTGAAAAGCACATAGACGGCTTAGAGCAAAGAATAAATAGACTTGAAGAAGCCTTTATTCACCTAGAGAAAACTCTACATATTTGTAAAAGAGAAGAACAGCTATGAGCGTAACTTTAACACCCATTGTTAATACTAACACATTCGGAGTTTGGAAAGACCGAACAAACGAACTCATCTCTGCTGTTGCTGATACTGCTAGTCTAGGTGGAACAATCACTGATAACCCCAATGCTTCGCTTTGGATTAACGGTGACATCACTGCGACTGCAAACGTTGCGTCAGATGTAATCAATCCGTACAACACTGCGATAGGCTTCAATCTCGTTACTATTAATGGTGATACTAGACTTGAAGGCGATTCATATATTGACGGTGAACTTACTGTCGGTAACGATGGTTCGGGTAACAGTACGATTACATTTGCTGATAGCACCGAAGCAGATAGTTGGAAGCTTACCGCAGATCATCAAAACACGTTCAGTCTCACAAATGCAGATGGTTCGAAAGCATTTACGATTAATGAGAGTACTAATATTATTAGTGCCACAGGTTTAACACTTGACGCATCAATCCTTCCGACTTCTGGAGCTTTTCCTAACGGACTAACAGCCGATCTGATTGGTGATGTTAAAGCTGATGATGGTACAGTCGTTCTAGAAAATGGCACTGACGGAACAAATGCTACGTTTACAGGTACAGCAAGCGTTGCGAGTATTGTTACTAGTTTAAATGACGCTAACGGCGCTATACAATTTGACAGTGATGATATCAGCGAAGGAACTACTAACAAATTTGCTACAGATACTAATATTCGTGCGGCATTTGCCTTTACTGATGAGAGTATTTCTATGGATTCTGCTGATGGTGAAATATCGCTTATTCAGCAGATTACAACAACATCAGATCCTCAATTTGCTAATTTGACTGTAACACAATGTAGACTTTCTGGCGGCGCAGGTACAGCAGGAAACACATTCTTACAAGGCTCTTTAGATGGAGTCGAAGGGCAGATGGATATATATGCTGATGGTGTGAATTCTGCAAGTCATAAAAAAGATGGTCATATATTCTACGGTACTGTTGAGATCGAAGATGTTGTCGCAGGTGGAGCATGTAGACTAGATGTTAAAGGACCTATTCGATCAGACGATGATATTACAGCGTTTCATAGTTTCTCCGATATAAATCTAAAAGAAAACATTGAGACGATTGATAACGCACTAGACAAAGTGGATTCTATTAACGGATACACTTTC